TGAGTATGAGCAGCTTGGAATGAATGTTCAAGTTCGTTCTGGTATTGTAATGAATCATTTCGGAAGCTGGTCTCGCCTGCTTCGAATTATCGAAAATACAATGCCAGAAGAGTGGGAAGAGATTAAGCGTAAGGAAAATCCTCCTCCGCCTCCGCCCCCGAAACCAGCTCCAAAAGTGGAGAAGCCGGAGCCCAAGCCCGCACCAGCACCGAAACCGGTATCTGTTGCAGAGCCTAAGCCTGCTCCAAAGCCTGCTGCACCGGCAGCAAAGTCGGAAGAGTAAGATGGAAAAGATTTTCAACCTTACTTCTACCTTTAAAGCCTTGCACGAAGATGAGGACGGTTCTGTCCAAATCGCAGGAATGGCAAGCACCAAAGACTTTGATCGTGCTGGTGACTCCATTTCCCCTGAAGCTTGGATGAAAGGTGGACTAAATAACTTTGAGAAGAATCCTATCATTCTTTTCAACCATGATTATAACAAACCTATTGGTCGTGCCACTGGACTTAAAGTCACAGAGAACGGCCTAGAGATGAAAGCAAAAATTAGTAAGTCTGCGCCTGATTCTGTGGCACAACTTGTTAAAGAAGGTATCCTTGGTGCATTTTCCGTTGGTTTCAAAGTCAAGGATGCTGATTATATTAAAGAAACTGACGGACTTATGATTAAGGATGCTGAGTTGTTTGAAGTGTCGGTTGTTTCCGTACCTTGCAATCAAGCAGCTACTTTCTCTCTGGCGAAATCTTTTGACTCTATGGCAGAGTACGAAGAATTCAAAAAAACTTTCACCAATCGTGTAGATCTAGCCGGTCAGTCTCTGGCTAAGGAAGAAGTTAAAACTTCGAGCGTAGCTAGTGATACACCGGACGGAGCGAAAAACCTCGCTCAAAAGGAGATCAAAATGTCGGAGCAAAAAACTCCCGAAATCGACTTGGAAGCTTTTGCTAAGAAGGTGGCAGAGGAAACTGCTGCTAAAATCGCAATGAAGCAAGCCGAGACAAAGGCAGCCGAAGAGAAGGCCGCCCAAGAAGCTGCTCAGAAGGCCCAGGCAGAAGCCGAAGCCAAAGCTCAGCAGGAACAAGAAGTCAAGCAAGCAGTTGTGACGGGCGTTGAGTCCGGCACCGAGAAACTTCTCGCAGAAATGCAAGAGAAGATGACTGCTCGCGATGCAGACGTGGAAAAAGTGCTCAATGAGTACAAGCAGCAACTCGAAGAGAAGAGCGAGGAGATCACGAAGATCCGTGAGTCCAAGCGCGTCTTTGCTGACCGTGCTGAAAAGTCTGACCTCACCAAGTGGGGCAAGGACTTCGTTACCGCCCATATGCTGGGTGTGATGACGAACAAGGGCTGGAACACTCGTTTCGCTCAAGACCTTCAAGAGAAGGCAGGTATTGACTACACGACTAACGCAGCCGATATCGATCAGGAAGTTTCTAACCTGATTGAGAAGGAAATCATGCGTGAGCTTCGCGTGGCTCGTTTGTTCCGTGAAATCCCCGTGAATGGTGCAGCTACTGTGCTCCCCATCCAGGTGGATGCAGCTCCCGCTTCCTGGGCAACCAACGCTACGGCTGGTAACCTTGAGAACCGTGGTGCATCGAACAACACCTACCAGCCCAAGCAAGTTATTCTCAACGCTTATCGTTTGATTTCTTCGACCTATATGGACAACGAAGTTGACGAGCAAGTGCTTGTGAACCTCATGCCGATGCTGGTCGAGTCCGTGGCTCGTGCACACGGTCGTGCAGTTGAAGCCGCTGTTCTTAACGGCAATGGCGCTTCCATCACAGGTCTCGACGGGTATGCAACTGCTTACGATCCCGGTACATTCTCTCTGTCTGACGGTACTCGCCTGACAGCAGCAATGCTTCTGGGTGCTCGCGAAGCAATGGGTAAGTACGGTCTGAGCCCTGCTGAAATGACTTACATTGTGAGCCAGAACAGCTACTTCGATCTGCTTAACGATGCTAACTTCCAGACTCTGGACGAAGTTGGTTCCGATCTCGCAGCTCGCGTGACCGGTGTCATCGGTGCTGTGTATGGTACTCCGGTTGTTGTTTCTGAGGAATTCCCCGCAGAAGCAGCCGGCGCTCCCGCAGCTTTCGCAGTCTACAACCGCAACTACGTGATGCCTCGCCTCCGCGGTGTGGCCGTTGAGCAAGACTACGAAGTGATGAACCAGCGTCGTGTTATCGTCGCAACTCAATCCCTGGGCTTTGAAGAAATCCTCGCCGGTGACGGTGCAGGTAACGAGCCCGCAATCAAGAG